GGGTATCCGTCTCCTTTTAAAGGATCCTCAATGGAACCATTAGTTGATTCAGCAATCGTAACCGTTCTAGGTTATGGCTCAGGTTTGAGTCTAACCCCTGATAGTATTGTTGGCTTCGCCAGTCCTCTTGGATGGTGTAATGCCAAAAGTCGTGATGGAGATTGTACAGCCCCAGTTCTAAACCTCAATGGAAGAATTGTTGGTTTTTGGACACATGGAAATGGAAAGGATTTTGGTCGTTTTGAACCAGTAACTCCTCAATTAATTGAATTTGTTAAACAAGGATCAACTGCTTTACACATTGGTCTGGATTTTCAGTTACGCCCCCACTCCCTTTAAAACTGGTAGAGAACGATAAACCTTTTTGGAGTCGTTACCCAGAAAAATACACCTCAAAGAAATTTTGGGGTTCCGGATACATAAATGAAAACCACGAAAAATATCTACCTAGTTGTTACTTTGAACTTATTGGTTCAGTTGCACGCTTTCCACGATACATTAATAAAAGATGTGTTGATCCTCAAGTTAAAGTCTTTATGGATCACAACTCTATAGAAGCAAGCCCAGAATGGGGTCTCCCGACTCCAAACGCGGATGCTGCTTACAAATCACTTGGAAAGTATGGAAAATCTGAAGTTATAATGACACGCCAACAAATTGATGGCATGAATGTAGCTTATCTTTGGATGGAACAACAATTTAAACCTTATATGGGAAACTCTAGAATTGTAACCTATGATGAAGCTGTTGGTAGATTAGATAAATCTACCTCTACTGGCTTTCCATGGAATGAGTTTTTCAAAACCAAAGGAGATATGTTTGAAACTGATGAATTACGTGAGTGGTTCTTGAGTGATTGGGAAGCATTAGCTGACGATCCCAACTGGACAACCCTTTTCTCCTCTTCCTTGAAAGAAGAGTTGAGACCCACAGAGAAAATTTTAGAAAATTCTATTAGAACTTTCGCTGCTGGAGCTGCTGACGCCACTGTGCAAGGCAATAGGTTGTTCGTTGATATGAACGAAAAGCTTTATAACTCTCATCTCAAGACTGCTTCTACAGTTGGAATGTCTCCTTTAAAAGGAAACTGGGACTTATTATATCAAAAATTGTCTGTTTTTGACAATGGTTATGCTCTTGATGAATCACAATATGATTCCTCATTACGTAAGTTCTTAATGTGGGCTTGTGCTCGTTTTCGATTTCAATGTCTTCGTGATGAAGACCGAACCCCAGAAAACATGCGTCGAGTTCAAACTTATTATAGAAACCTCGTCAATACTGTTATGGTTACTCCTGATGGAATCCTTGTGTATAAGAAACTTGGAAATCCTTCTGGCTCTGTAAATACAGTATCAGATAATACTCTAATCCTCTACATGCTCTTAGCCTATGCTTGGTATATGTTAGCACCAGAGGACATGAAGACTTATGGTAGTTTCGAAATGAATACTGCTAAAGCACTGTTAGGTGATGATAACACTTGGACTGTCTCTGATGACGCCCATGATTTTTACAATGCAGTTTCCGTGATTGATATCTGGAAGTCTGTAGGCATTACCACAACAACTGATGATTTGAAACCAAGATTACCTGAAGATCTTGATTTTCTCTCAGCGCACACTGTTTTTATGAAAAACATTGCTGTGCCCCTCTATTCTAGAGATAAGCTGATGAGTTCTCTTTTGTATGCCCCTAGTTCACACTTAACTCCTGAGACAACATTACAAAGATGTTGTAATCTCTTACAAATTGGCTGGACCGATCTTTCCTTTAGAAAGTTTTGTCGACAGTTAATTGACTGGTTAATGCATGAGTACGATGACGTCCTCAAAGATAATCCGCGTTGGATTCTCGCAAAATGTTCCATAATGTCAGATGAAACTTACTTTGCCCTGTTTACAGGCCGAAAATTAGTACTGAACCTGCAATCATTATCAGGAACCGAAGAAAGAACAACGCCTGATAAAAGATCCACTATGCAACGTAAACCAGTGTATCCCACACCAAAAAGAACTGATGAAAAGAAGCCATCAGGAGGCCCTAAGAAAAGGGAAACCGTTAAAACATCAAACACTGCTTCAAATCTAAAAGCTTCAAAAGCAAAGACGATTTCAATAAGTCCTGCGAAGGCAAATGCACAACCAATTTTGAGAAAACCTCAACCTGCGCGAAATCTAGCTTTTAAGCGAGCACAACCAAAACCACAGCCAAAACCAACACCAAAACGTCTCACAACAATGCCAACTAAACCTCAGATAAAGTCCACGAATCATAACTCGTTGGGAGGTCGAACTGCAAGCACTGTTAAGCCAACTAATATGACACATCGTCGATCCCAGATCCACGATCGTCTTAAAAAGAAGTCTGCGTGGTATGATTCAATCATGTCACCCATCACTGGAGCCGGAGTAAAAATACCAGATCCTATTGGTACTGAAACTGGAACATATCAACACATTGAAAATGTTTCTGTAGCCGTTAACCAATTTGGAGTTTCAGGTCTTAAAGTTGTTAGTCCCTATATTAACAACTATGATCTTGGAAACACCAATGGAATGAACTATCAAGTTACTGCAGCTTCTGCAGCTACTCCATCAAATCTCAACTGGAATGGTGTCACAACCGGAACAATTGGGACTCCTTTTGAAACAATTACTCCCATAATGCAAGCTAATGCACTCTCTCACAGAGTTGTATCTGCTTCTGTAATTGCACAATCAGAGACTTCAACATTAAATGACGCTGGTGAAATGTGTGCTTTTGTCACTCCTTTTCAAGCTGGTGACAGTGACCAGAGTTATAATGAATTGCAAATTCAAAATAATACTTCACTACTCCCAATTAATGTTCATAAACCAATCATCGCAAGATGGTTTCCGTGTCAAGGCCAATATGAACCATTTAGTGGAATCACTTCTTCTGTTACTGAAGCTCCCCTTAATGTTTCTTACCAAGATTTCATTGATCCAAACCCTCCTAAAGACAACGTCACTTTTAGTGCTGGAGTACTCCCTTTTGAGTTCGGAGTTGTTTGTACAGGATTGAATCCCAGTGTTGGAACCATCCGCTACCAAATTGTCATAAACTACGAGTTTATTCCAAGAACCGACACTTCAATGATTACCACATGTGCTTCACCCGTTGATCCAATGGAAATAGAGCTTGTGGAATCCTGGGTTGCTGATGCACCCATCACGGAAGTTATCTCTCAGAGACAAGCTTCTAGCGCTCCTCACGAGTCGAGCGTTCCCGAAGAGCCGTCGGGATTTGGCATGATTTTTAATGTCTTCAAAGAGCTCTTACCTTTAATGTAAACAATTAAGGGAAGGGCCTTTACGGGTTCTCAAGAAATGCGTTTTATAACACTACCCCCTGAGATGAAAGATACGTTTATGCCTTTGTTAAAAGTTAAACAATTGCTGTGCCTACAAACATTAATAGGCGAAATCAAAAATTAATGTCCCATTTATAAACCCAAAGTTTGGTGCTAATAAACTTAAGGTGGTTCTACAACCAAAATGTAGTGGTCCTAGAATTCGAGCCACAATTCGAATCCGTAAAGAAGTTAAAAGTTTTCTTATTTACGTAACTCATAAACAAACTGCCTGAAAGGAAAATCAGAAGACAAAACCGGTCATTAGACGAGCGAAAATTCAGAAAGTTTTGCCGTCCGGGTATCTTAGAGTAAGGTTCCGGGCGGAACCACTTATGTTACAATTCTCCCTCCAGGCTGTTAAAATACAGATTAGTACATGTAAATCCGAAAGGTTTTGGAACACGCTCCCTGCGATAGAGTAGTATGAAGTGTCAGTACACCGAACTATCTCCATTTTCTCGCCCGTTAATTTTGTTGCCA